GTTCACTTCATCAGCACTGGGCCCCACGCCATGCCATTGGTAGGTGGTCGCGAACCCTTGAAGTGCTAGAATCACATCTTGGCCACTAGCATCAGTTGAGAGTATGCCGTCTGAATCATGGTTATCAATGTCGACTGATTGGCATACAGTAATCGACTTACCTTCATGGACTGCATGCCACATGCCACGACCAGCAGCATATCGGTGCAGTGCAAGCACAGGGATTTCGGGGCTCATCATTGCAAGTCTTTTGAGTGTATTCATGCCTTGGTCGCTAAAATCTCCCCATCGGACGTGTTCCAATTCTTGCTCGTGTATGTCACCTGCCAGGTCCAGTGCCACAATTTTAGCTGCTCGGCTGTCTAGCCATGACATCACGAAGCTGTCTCCATACTCAATATGTTCAGTAAAACTTCTGTGTTTTGTATAAGCAATATATAATTGCATTGCTTCATGCTCTGCATTTTTTAGCTTAGGAACCACAGTTGTGCCAGAACGCTTGAGAGCATGGTTGCCAAAAGGCGTAGACCCATAGGTGCCGACTCTGAACTTCGGCTTGTGAGCGGGTCTCGGAGCAAAACGCCTCTTGGTTGGAGGACGAGGGAAATGGCATACGTGCTGATCGGCGAGTTTGATGTATCCAGCGAGTGCATTGCCCAGATGCACATCGTATTCGCTGACCTCTGATTCGGCGTACCACTGGCTGAGAGCAACAATCCATGCTATTGTGTTCTCAATCATAGTTGCACTCGTGAACTCATGATTGAGAAATTTGCCGGGCGATGACTTTCTATTCCTGATTCTGGACGCAATTCTGCCGAGGTTTCGTGTCCTTGCTGAGCTGAGTGTTGACCGTTCACACTGCGCCAGCATGTCAGCCTGATTCACCATGCCAATGTCTGCCATCTTGCGGGCGTGGTATCTGATTGTTGATAGAGCAGCCTTATGTTGCCTCCTCATAGACACCTTCACATGCATGAAAGGGGAAAATATGGTGTCGCGAATATGGGGATCCATCTCCTCGCTCTGAGCATTCTTGTCGATTGATGTCCTTAGCAGGAATGCACGCGCCGATGGTGACAACCAGGATGCAGGGCTTGAAGCTAGCTCTCCCGCCTCAGAACCACGAAGTATCTGCACAGGTATCAGGGGCGTGGACATGAGAACATTCTTCTCATCTTGTGTAAGCGACCACCTCTGCTCAATTGCGTCGATCATCAATGCATGGACAAAATTTCCTGTAATCAGCCCTTGGCCTGCAAAAGCAGCAGTCTTAGCAGATGCATGTGCACTCAAGTAGTCACCTAGCAGGCTGGCAGATGAAGGCATGACGATGTTGGCCAGCAACTCACGAAATCCAAGTATGGGGCATGAAATTCCTATCCCAGTATCTTGACTGTTGAACTCTCCTCTGGTGCCTGCTATCAGCTCTTTTGGAAGATTTGCCAGGACACTTACCATCCTGAGATTTACATTCCTTGTTTTCCTTTGACATGCGAGGAAAATTTGGCATGCTTTTTGCTTCTCTGAGCGGGTGAGGAAATTTCCAGGATTCTTTGCTTGAGCCTCAGGTAGCAAGGTACTGTCGTCTGATGTTACCATCGTGTGAGTAGTTATGTCAACTTCCTTGTTGTTCACAACAATCTTGCATTGGCGAACAGAGTCTTGAGAGACAAGAAGTCCACCAGCGTGCAAAAGTGAGCTGCTGTGGTGAGACATGCCTTGACCCATGTGTGTGGCAGTGCAATACCCATTCAGAGCATATGTGCCGTCCCATGCATAAGTTGGCATGCTGGTTATCCAAGATATGCATGATTCAGCAGCAGCTCGAGTATCAGCGAAATTTGTCTTCTTTGTTAGTGCTGGGACGATTTCTGTGGATATCAGCATCATACGCAGGGCAAGCCTAGCATAGACGACAGCAGCCCATTTCAGGTGCATCGATTCTGCTCCCAGACCATGAAGCATTATAGCAATGGCAAAATTTGACATCATTGGTCCGTAGCGCGTGGCATCAGAGCTCTGTATCACACATCCTTTCTGCATCAGCAGTGAGCTTCTTTTATAGAAAGCAGCATCCTTATTTGCAACCTTAAGGAAATCGACACCAGTTGTTTTCCCATACATC